CTAGCCTTCCAAGCTTGTGATGCGGGTTCGATCCCCGCTACCCGCTCCACCGTCAACATACATCGACGCATGCAGCTGTTGGCCGGTGGCCAAGGCGAGCATGTTGGCGATCTGTCCCGTAGCTTCCACCTCGACACCGCGTCGGCCCTCGGCCGGGTAGACCGTGACGGTGCCGATCAGGGCACGCAGCTTCGGGATCGCTTCGGCCTGGGCTTCGCCATGACCGGCCAAGGCTTCCGTCAGGTCCGCGACCTGCTTGCGATATTCTTGTGCGATCCCGGGGTGCAGAGTGATGACCGGGAATGCTTCCAGGTCGGCCATCTGTTGCGCGATCGCGTCGCGATCGGTGCGGGCCTTAGTCAGGATGGCGCGGATCTCGACAAATTCGTCGCCGCCGTCGGCAATCGCCTTGATCAGCCGCTCAACCTTGGCCGCTGCCTCGCGGTGGCGGCGCTCCAGCTTCGCGCGCTGCTGCGCCACTTCCTGCGATCGCTGGCGGCGGCTCTCATGAAATTCGCGGACATAGGCTGACACGGCGTCGGGATGCAGCATGTCGTCGCGCAGGCCGTCCAGCACCTTCTGTTCATAGACGTGCGTCTTGACCGTCCGGTTGTTGGTGCATGCGCGGCCGTCGCGGTGCTTGCCGCAGGCCCACTGGTCGCGGCCAATGACGATCCAGCCACCGCCGCAGACGCCACAGCGGCCGATGCCGGATAGCAGCCGCTTGGGGCGCCGCATCAGCTCGGGGCGATCGGTGCTGTATGCGTTGCGCAGCTGCTGCACCGTCTGCCAGGTCACATCATCGATGATGCGGAGATCCGGCGCGTCGGCCTCTACCCATTCGGCTTCCGGGTTGGGCCTGATGCGTTCTTTGCGAGTGCGTGGATCTGCGACCTTGCTGGTCCGCTCATGCACGATCTTGCCGATATAGATCCGGTTCTGGAGCATGCCGTTCTTGCGCTGGCGATCGCCCAGGATGGTCGAGGCGCGCCATGTCCCGCCGGTGGGGCCGGGTATGCCGTCCTCGTTGAGGCCGCCCGCGATCTGGCGGGCGCTGCGGTGGTTGGCGTATTCGGCGAAGATCCGGCGCACGATCTCGGCCTGGTCCTCTTCGATCGCGCGCAGGCCGCGCACCAGCTCGCCGCGCTCGTCCAGGCGGTTCGCCTTGCGATAGCCATAGGCGAGGCCAGCGGGCGATCGGCCGGCGCGCACGGTGCCGCGCTGGCCACGCTTCACGTTGAAGGCGATATCCTTGCGCGCCTGCGAATCGAGGAAGCCCTGCACCCATCCCTTGATCTCGTCGATCTCGCCTTGGGACAGGGTGAACAGGCGCACGCCGAAATAGGATAGGCGTTCGCGGATCGCGAAGCCGTCCCCCTGATGCCGGGCAATGCGGCTGGTCGATTCGGCTATGACCTGGTCGACGCCGCCACGCTCGACGCGGGCGAGCAGCGCGTTGAGGCCCGGGCGCTGATCTTCGCCGATGCCGGCGGCGCCGCTGATTGCTTCGTCTGTGAAGGTGTCGATGATCTGCCACCCTTCCTGGGCGGCGCGATCGCGGCACAGCGCGATCTGGTCGGCGATCGACCGGCTATTCTGAAGATCGCTGCTGTATCGAGCGTAGATGATCGTCCGCATGGGCGCTGGTTCCTGTGGCGCGGGCGCGCCGGGCAAAGTCGCGCGCCTCATCAGCACGCGCCAAGGCGCGCACGAAGTCAAGCAATTCGGCCGAGGGTGGCCGGCGGAAGGGCGCGTTCATGCTGCCTGCCTTTCCGCTGATCGGGGCTGGCGATAGGCGCCGGGATTGCGCAGCCAGCGGAACAGGTGCCAGAGCGCATCGATCTTGGCGCGATCGGCGGGCTTGCTCGCGTCGAGGCGCGTTTCGGCCTTAATCGCGGTTTTCAGCGCGCTGTCGATCATCGTCTCGCGCTCGATTGGCGTCCAGTACCAGGGCCAGCGTTTCATCGCGATCGGATCGCGGGCGAAGCGGCCGGCCATCTGCTCGATGTTCGACCACAACGCATCGTCCTGAAGCGCGCGATCGGCGAATGTCTGACCGGCGGCCGCCCATGCAGCCTGCCGGCGGGCGCGTTCATCACGCGCGGCCTGGAGCAGCTGGACGGCCGAGAAGTTAGGCACGGGGCTTCCGATCCAGCCCGCACTTCGAGCAATGGAGATCGAGGTGAAAGGGCCGAGGTCTCCAATCATGTTGGCATGTCGCCATGATGAGATGATTGCGGGCCTCGCGGATGATGACGGCCAACCAAGTCTTGCCGTCATCATTCAGGCAATCCCATTCGGTGGCCGCATAGATGCGCAGCACCGGATCGCTATCGACGATGGCGTGCGCGAGGCGAAAATCCTCGTCAGTGGGACGCGGAACTCCGCTCGACAATTTCATCGCCTTGACCGGCTTATGGCCAGCCTCCCGCCGATAATTCTCGATCGCTTCAAGCACATCGTCGATTTCGCGCTCGATCCAGTCTGCGTTCGTTTCACGCTGATCGGCGGGTACTTCGGGATTGAAGCTGCTGCGGCCCCACCGGATCGACTTGCCGAGCGCGGCTTGCAGTTCACCCAATTCCTCGACCAGCTTTCCGGTCGCGAAATCGACGCCTGGGCGCATATATCTCGGGTCCGTCATGCCGCTGCCCTCATGGCTTCAAGGACGACACGCCACAGGTCATCTTCGCTCATTTGGAAGCGGTCGAAGCCCTGGTCGAATTCGTGGCCGTGGGTGATCAGCGACGACGCATGCTTGTCGCCCTCGTCCAGCTTGCGCAGCAGGGTGACGACGATCCCGCTGTTGGGCGTCTCGTGATATTGCAGCATCGGCATGTGGTAATATTGGCCGGCGGCGTAGACCTCGTCGGCGTTGGGGAAATATTCCTCGATCGAGACACGCTCGGCCACGTAGGACTGGCGGCCCCCCTTGTCGCTGCGGGCGCCGTCGTGGGAAATGCGATCATGGGTGCCGTCCTCGGCCTGGCGGACCTTCCAGCGGCGGTTGACCTGCGTCCCGACCAGCACATGACTCATGAAGCTGAAGCGGTGGTTATGGATCGCGCTGTGCTCGTAGCAGCTGCGGCGCGGCAGATCGGGGTGCCAGACGTGCAGGCGTTGGTTGCCGCCCAGTTTCACTTGGATGAAGCCGAGGCCGTGCAGGCTGATCTGCTGCGCGGTGGGGGTGAAGTCCATCATGCGAAGATCCTTGAGATCATGGTGAGCAGCCAGCCCATCGCCTTGAAGGTGCCCAGCACGATCAGCGCGCCGGTCAAGCTGATGGCGGCCAGCGCCACTGGGTGCGGGGGAAGGTCGGGGCCGGCGAGCATGTCAGGCGGCTTCGGCCGGTTGGCGGACCGGTGCTGCGAACGGCAAGCCGATGTCACCGAACCAAGGTTGCTGCCCTTGGATGTCGTCGGCTATCGAATTTATGAAAAAGCGTGCGCTGTCATATTCGCCGCGGTCTTCCAGGGCTTTGATATAGCAATCGATCAGGCTGATGGCCTGTTGCTGGGCGCGCGCATAGCCGGCGCGCCAGGCGTCATCTTTCGTGCGCAGCGCCTTCATGATCAGCGCGCCTTGCCGGGGGTGGCGACGCGGACATAGCGGGGGCTGCGTTCATAGCCTTCGCCGACATAGCCATCCTTGCGCCAGCCCAGTGCGCGCATCACGCGGGCGAGGTGGCTGTTGTCCTGGTACTGGGGGATGCGGCCCAGACGGGCGGCTTCGGTCAGATCGCGGCCCAGCTGATAGAGGGCGACCTCATTGACCGGGCGCAAGTGACCGGCGGTGAAGAGGGCGATGCGCTTGGTCGCGGCGCTGACGTCGGTCAGGGCGATGATGGCGTTGGTGTCTGCCTCGGCAGGGTCGACCAGATCGGCGACCGGGGCGCGGCGGCTGAGGCTGGCAGCCGTGCCTTCGCGCGTGATCAGCGCTTCCTTGCCGAAAATCTGGTGAACCTTCCAGCGCAGGCCGTCGAACAGGGCTGTGCTGCCGGGGTAGGGGAATGGGGCGTGAGCCTGAAGCATGAAAACCTCCCGTCGTGGTGGACGGGAGGTAATTACGATGCGCTAAATCTCATTGTCAATCTGATTATGAGAAAAATCTAATCAGATTAGATCCCGTAAAGTTCGTTGGGTGGGATAACGCGATGAATCGCCTGCACGTTCGCCTTGGCTACCTTGAACGTGATGTTCGGGGTGTATTGGCTGAGGAAATAGAATTCGGCCGTGCGGCGTTCCAGGCGTTTGACCATGGCGCGCACGACGCGATCGCCACCGTCGCCATCGGGCGCAATCAACTGCAGGACGACGTGATCGCCGATTGCCGGTGTTCGCACGGGGTCAACGAAGATCGGCTCGCCGTCCAAGTAGCGGGGTTCCATCGAGGTGCCGACCACGAAGAGGGCGTAAGCGGCGCGCTTCTCAGCTATGCCGATTGGGCGGCGAATATGGTCAATCACTTCGTCCGGCATCAGGGTTGTTGTTTCGACGCAGGTGCCGGGTTCGTCGAGGTCGGGCGTGTAATCAGCGCCTTCTGCGCTGCCCCACACGGGGACATCCATCGGATTGCTGCGATGGCGGTAATGTCCGCCGGGCGCTTCCACGACATTCGCCTGTGGTGTCGTTTCGCTTTCTACGCCCATCAGGGAATAGAATTCGGGCATCGTTACGCGCGCGGAGTCTAGCAGTTTCTCCAGGGTGTCGACGCGCGGGCGTGAGCCCTTCGTCTTCATGTCCTGGAACAGGCTGCTGTTGACCTTGGCGGCACGGGCCCATGACGCTTCTGTCATCCCATCTGGGAGAATCTGCATCAGTGCGTCGTAATATTGGCGTCCGGTGGGCTTTTCCATGGGATATGATAAATCGCATGGCATCAATGAGACGTCACCATGAGAGAAATCTGATTTTAGCAGTTGCATGCTAAGATAAATCTCATTATCCAATCGTCCTCATGACGATCCCCACCGATGAAGAGCTGCTCCAGCAGATTGAAGCCTTTCTTGACGCGACCGGCATGACGCCGACGCGCCTTGGCCTCGACGCGACCGGCGAGGGTGGGTTGATCAAATCGATCCGCGACGGACGGTCCATTACGCTCCGCACCGGCCGCCGCCTGCTCGACTACATGGATAGCTATTATGCCGGTGAACCGCCGTCACCCGATAGCGAAACGAAAATTATCGGGGAGGCCGCATGATGGACGATCTCGGCAATGTGCGCCGTTGGCTGAGCCGGTTCGGCATGGATGTGGATAGCAATCCGATGCAGCGCGTCGACCCACTGGCACAGTTTCTGTCCGATTTCACAGTCCGGGGCGATTGCTATCAGGTCGCCACTCCCGATCTGTACCAGCGCTTCGTGCTCTGGTGCGGATATAGTGGGCAGGCGGTCTGGTCGATGCGTGGCTTCGATCGGGCGATGTCCGCCGCCGGCTATAAAAAGCGGTTCGCCGGCGGCGCGGTCTGGTTGGGGCTGCGTCTGGATGGGGACGGCGAGGGTCAGCCAGTGGCGCGAGCCTTGGTGACTTCTGCGCGTGCCCAGGACAAGCCCTCTGCCAAATGGTCGGCATATGCCGGAATTGCTTCATGCAAGATTATGTCTGCCTCGACCCGTTCAAACACTGCATCGGCGAAGCCAGCGTGGCGGGCATCGAGTTCCTTCAAAATCGCCGTCATGAAGGCAAAGGCGGCGGTGGCTTCGGTCGTCGTGTCGCTCATGCAGGTCAGCTTTCGTGTGAGTCGTGGAGGCCGCACGATAACCGAAGGGGGCGCGTCCGATAGTCCGGTTCTGAATAGCCGTCGTCGCGCCCCCGGAGGTGACCGCTGATATGGCGCGGGGGGCGGATGATCTGAAGCCGACCGACATCGCGATCAGCGAGGCGACCGGTGATGCCGTGCATGCCGCGGGCAAGCAGGTCTATGTCAGTCACATGCTGGGCCGGGGGCAGCCCACCATCAACGGGTGGGGCAATGTCGAGGCGGCCGAGTTCATCCCGCTGCGCCTGGTGCCAGAACTGGAGAAGATGGCGACCGGGCAGCCGGGCTGGCCCCATATCACCCGCGCCCTTGCCCGCATGCAGGGCTTCGAACTGTTCCGCCTGCCCGAGATCGAGACGGATGCCGGCAACTGGCTGACCCAGATCGGCGCGATGTCGAGCGAGGCGGCCGAGATTACCGCGAAGATCTGCGCGGCGCTGGCGGATGACCAGAAGGTCTGTGCCCGCGACGTGCGCCAACATGCGCTGATCGACGATGCCGAGCAGCTGGTGGCGCTCGCCGTCCAGCTGCTGGCCCAGCTGCGCGCCGTGGAAGAGGGGGCATGATGCAGGCTTTGAAACCCGAGCAGCTGATCAGCTGGGCGCAGCGGGCACGGCCGGGCGAGGATGTCGCCTATTTCACCGGCGATCGGCCGAGCGAGGCGCTGCGATCGGTGGTGCGCGACCTCAGTGCGCAGGGGCTGGTGGTGCCGACCACCAAGCGGGCAGGCGCGGGCTTTCGCTTCATTGCCCAGCGCCTGGAGGCGCCGCGTCCGTCGCAGCTGCACGCGCGCGCTCGCGTCAATCCCGGCCAGTTCCGGCAGAGCAGCGACCACGCCAAGCGCGTCGGTGGCGCCGTGCTGCGGCTGCTGAGCCGGGCCGCCAATCGGGGGCAGACCTGCCCGACCAATACCGAACTGGCGCGCGCTCTGGGCCTGAAGGATGCGGTTGCCGCGTCCTATCGGGTCCGGCGCCTGGTGCGCGAGGGCAAGATCCGCGTCGAAGAGCCCAGCCCGACCGAGCGGCGCGTGGTGACGATCGTCGCGACCGGCAAATCAACCGTGCGAGGTGCGCTATGAGTTTCATCGACATGGAGATTACGCGGCGCCAGTTCGAGGTCCGCTACATCAATGTGGGCCGGGCGATGCTCGGCACGCTGGCCGATATCTGCTGCGTCGATTTCGACCAGGCCGAACGCTGGGCCGACGAGATCGACCGCGAAGCCGGTATCCTTATTGCCGCCGACCGACCCATAGCCGGCGGCATAGAGGGGGCGGTTGCGCCCGTTTCGCCCGTCCCCTCGACCCATTCCCAATCCGTCGCCTTCGGGTCGCAAGGCGGATCGGGCGCGGCGCCCGCAGCGGCAGCCGCGCCCGGACAATTTCCCACAGCATAAGCCGGTCCACCGGCGTCAACCAGAGAAGGACGTCCCATGCCCACAGCTACCAAGCGGGTTTCGAAGAAAGCGGCGCCGGTTGCGCCCGAGAGTGAAAGCCAAGTGGCGCCCAGCGCCATCGTGCCGATCGCCTATAGCCGCTTGCGTCGCGCGCCGGAAAATGTGCGCCAGACCGATATTGCCGCCGACGTCGAGAGCCTGGCCGACGACATCGCTGCGCACGGTCTGCTGCAATCGCTGATCGGCTATGTCTGGAACCCCCGCGTACCGACCACGTCGGCGATCTTCATCGTCGGTGGTGGCCGCCGCCTTCAGGCGCTGCAACTGCTGCGCGAACGCGGCGCGATCAGCGACGATTTCCCGGTGCCCGTGCTGGTGCGGCCGAAAGATGAGGCGATTGAGCTGTCGCTGTCGGAGAATCTGGCCCGTCGCGACATGAACCCGGCGGATGAATTCACCGCATTCCATGAACTGATGAAGCCGGGGGCCATGTCGCCGGCGGATTTGGCGAAGCGGTTCGGCTTCACGGAACGATACGTCAAGCAGCGGTTGCGCTTCGCCAGTCTGCATCCCGACGTTTTCGCCGCGTTGCGCGAAGGCAAGATCAGCATCGAATTCGCCACCGAATATGCGAAGGCGGCCGACCAGCAGCTGCAGCATGACGTCTTCCGCGCCATGCAGCGGGGCCCGGCCCATAGTCGCGATAGCATCTGGACATTGCGCGCAGCGCTCGGTTCCAAGCAGCTGACGGAAGACAGCGCCATTTTCCGCTTCATCGACCGTGCGACATATGAGGCGGAAGGCGGCGGCTATGTTGAAGATCTGTTCGCCAAGGCGGACGATGAGGCGACTGGGCGTCGGCTGGACAAGGGGCATCTGGCCCGTGAGATCGCCATGCGCTGTCTGACGTTTCAGGCTGATCAGCGTGTATTGCCGGTAGCGCAGCGCGACCATCCGTCTGTTGTCGGGTTCGTCCTGGCGCCGGATCTTGTTTTTGGTGGCAAGCCGTCGGCGCCGCATGGATTCGTCGAAGTGTCCAGTGGCTGGAACAGCAACCTCGGCCGGCATGTCGATGTCGGTGAATGCTGGAAGCGCGCGGACAAGCTGGAGGCGCTGATCCATATCGTTGTCGGGATCGAGCGGGAGAAGCCGAACGCGGACGACGACGACGGGTCTGAGCTGGCCTATATCGCCGGCTATGATCGCGATCGCTTTTTCGTGGCGCGGGATATGGTCAAGCAGGTGCTGCCGCCGAAGCAGTCGGTTAGCTATGGCGGGGCGCAGCTGACGCCGGAGCAGCAGGCCGAGCAGGAATTGGCGCGCCATGCCAAGCTGTGGGCGGCGCGGCTTTCCCTGCCCAGTTTCAAGGGCACGCCTTTTGAAGGCAGGCTCTATTATGCGGATTATTGGCTGCGTACCAACGAACGGCGCCCTGGTGACCCGTTCGATGCACCGCGCCTGGCATCGTTTGATCTGCGCGTCTTCGTCACCGACGAAGAGATCGAAGCCAATATGGAGGCGGGGCGCGCCCGTGCCATCGCCGAGCGCGATGCCGTCGCGGCGGCCCGCGAGGCAAAGGAGGCCGCCAAGCAGGCTGCCGCCGATGCGGTGGCCAAAGCCTTCGCGGACAAGCTCGCCGAAATCCGGGCACAGGCAAACCCGCCTGCTGTAATTACGGCGGCAGCCTATGTGGAAGATGCGCCCAGTCCCTGGTTCCTCTGGGCGAGCGGCGATTATTTCGACCTTCCTGAAGATGATGAGAATGCGGCTGAGGCCGAAGGTCTGGAGGGCATCGACGAGATCGCCGAAACCATGGCCATCATCGGCGAATTCTACGTCACGATTGAAGACTATCGCGCCGCTGCGGCGCCGGCTGCCGAGGAAGAAACGGCATGAGCGGCGCGGTGAAGATGTCGCCGCAGTGCGGCCAGCGGCCTAGCCTGGAATATCGGCCGGTCGGCGACCTGAAGATCGATCCCAGCTATCAGCGCTCGATCGAGTCGCCGGCAAGCCAGGTCCTGATCAAGCGGATCGCGCGGACCTGGGACTGGCGGCTGTGCCAGCCCCTGGACGTGGCGCGCCGGCCTGACGGTGCCCTGTATGTCACCGATGGTCAGCATCGGCTGGCGGCGGCGCTGGTTCGCGGGGATATCTATGATCTGCCCTGCGTCATTACGCCGTCGAAGGGGCCGACGGATGAAGCGGCCTCTTTCGTCGCGCTCAATCAGCAGCGGCTGCGGCTGAGCAAGATCGAACTGTTCAAGGCCGCGCTGGCAGCCGGTAATGTCGAGGCTCATGATATCCGCGAGGCGCTGGAAGGCGCGGGCCTGTCCGTCGCTTCGACCACCAATCCCGAAAGCTGGAAGGCCGGGCAGGTGGTGAATATCGCGGGGCTGGAACTGTGCCTGCGCAATCATGGCCTGAAGGCGCTGCGGATGGCCTGCCTTGCGGGCGCTGTCGCCTTCCATGGGCAGGTGCTGCGCTATTGGGGCACGATCTTTCCGGGCATCGTGGCGGCCGTAGTCAAGCATGGCGCCGACGACAGCGAGTTGATCACGCTGGTGCTGGGCGCCTGCGGCCAGGACGAATGGCGCGACATGATCAACCGCGCGAAGGCCGACAGCCCGAACATCAACATGCGCGCAGCGGCCGAGATCGCCGTGCTGGGCGCCATCGACGAAGCACGGGGAGCAGATCAGTGAGCGACGCGGGCGATAGCATCATCCATATTCTTTCCACCTGCGAGGCGCCGGTCGGCGGCTGGGACATGCCGTCGTTGCGCCGGCTGACCGGGCTTTCGGTCGGTGCCTTCGCGGGCGCGGTGTCGGCGCTGCGCAGTCAGGGCAAGATGCTGGCATTCGATCTGGCGCTGACACCGTCGGCGCCGATCGAACCGGTGCCCATGTCGGCACCCACACTGGCCGAGCAGATCGCGGCCGAGGCGCAGGACACGGGCGCGCGGCGAAAGGTCGCGGCCTCGACGGGGCGGGCGGCTGCAATCGACGCACCATCGCCCGGCGCGCTGTTGCAGGAGCGAGCGCTGAATGATGCGCCGGCGCTGGCGGCCAGCATCATGAAGGACCGGTGGGGGCCGGTGTGGAATCGGGTGTGCCGGCATGCGCAGGCAACCAACCAGCGGCCGATCGCGGCGATGATCGCGCTGCTCGATCGCGGTCTGAACGCGGGAGAGGCGGCATGATCCAGGTGAAGGTCGACCGGCTGCGCGCGGCGATGAAGGCGATCGACGAAGTGGTCGAGAAGCGCTCGACCGTACCGATCCTGTCCAATGTGCTGATCCGGTCGACGCCGGGGCAGATGACGCTGATCGGCACCGACATGGATATCATGGTCGAGAAGGTGGTCGACCTGGAGGATGCCGGCGCCAACAAGGCGATGGACTTCACGGTGGACGCCACGACGCTCAAGCAGATCGCGGCGAAGCTGTCGGCCGATGGCGTCGCCACGATCGAGGCGGACGGCAATACCGGTATCAAGATCAAGTGCGGCCGCGCGCGGTTCAAGCTGCCGACGCTGCCGACCGATGATTTCCCGGTTCTGGCGGCCGGCGACTGGGATGCTCAATGGGAAGTCAGCGCGACCATGCTGATCGACATGATCGAGAGTGTGCGGTTTGCCCAGTCGACCGAAGAGACGCGCTATTATCTCAACGGGATCTACCTGCACGTGCCCGACGACAGCGAATGCCAGTTCGCCGTCGCGACCGACGGCAGCCGCCTGGCGCGTTTCCATGTCGAGGTGCCCGAGGGCGCCGGCGACATGCCGGGCATCATCATCGGTCGCAAGGCGGTGAAGGCGCTGGCGGACCTGCTGGACGCGGAGGGCGGCACCGTCGACGTCGCGGTCAGCGCCTCGAAATGGCGCATGGAGATCGGCACCACGGTGTTGACCGGCAAGGCGATCGACGGCCAGTTCCCCGATTATACCCGGGTCATTCCGGCGGCAAACGACAAGGCGGCCTGGATCTATCCTGGCCCGCTCGCCGAGGCGGTGGAGCGCGTGCTGACGATCAGCAGCGACAAGAGCCGCGCGATCGCGCTGGAGTTCTCACGCGACCTGCTGGTGCTGACCGTCTCCAGCCCGGAAAACGGCACGGCGCGCGAGGAAGTCGAATGCGAATATGACAGCGATCCGCTGCGCATCGGATTCAATGGCCGGTTCCTGCTCGACATGCTCGGCCGCCTGAAGGGCACCGACGCCAAGGAAACGCGGGCGCAGGTCAAGATGGCCGACGAGGCGGCGCCGACGCTCTGGCAGCAGAGCGACGATGCGCGACAGCTGTATGTCCTCATGCCGATGAGGGTCTAGGACCATGTGCAACGCCTGCGGGAATTTGTGCTGCGGCTCCGATGAATTCGAAGGTTGCGGCTGTGATGGTTGCCCTGTGACGGACTGCCATGCCGCTTGTTTCAATTGTGGGCTGGATGGCTGCGACGGCGATTGCCTGGATGAGGAAGGGGAGTTTGAGGATGTCGAATAATCGTCCCATTTGCGACCTTCCGGGCTGCAATCGTGGTCGCCGGCGCAAGCAGCGCCTATGTGAGAGCCACTACCGGGCACTGCCGGGCGATCTGCGCAGCGCCATCATCGATACACATGACCGCTGCCGTTTTGCAGCCTGGGAGGCGGCGATCCGTCGCGCGGCCGCCTGGCTGGACGAACAGCGCATGGCGCTGGCAGCGCGCATGGGAGAGCGGTGATGGCCGAAGAGAAAGCGCCTTGGGTGACGATCTGGGGACGGGACAGCAGCAGCTGGAACATCGTCGAACTTGATGAGGAAGATCCGGATCAGGATGTGGAGGGTGGCGACAGCGACGGGTCAGGCCGGCCTGGGCGCTGGATGGTTGGACAGGCGGTCGCCCGCTGGTCTTTGACGCAACCAGTTGTGCCCACGGCCGAGATCGTCGCTGCCGTCTTCAATCTGCCGATCGAACTTGCCGCCGATTGCATGAATTTCGAGCTGACGGATCACGGCACGCTGGAGCATGCCATTCAGGTTTGGGCCGGGTGTCAGTATGAAGTCTGGCCCGAGCAGACGGTGGGGAATGCTTCGCTGGCGTTCCATCTTGCGCCGGCTCTGATTGTCGAGGCGGTCGACCAGCATCCGTGGATGTTCCTTTCCGGCGATCGCGCCGACCTTTCCGCCATGCTGATCGAGCACGACGGGGAATAGCGGGCCTGGGCCTGTCGGCCCTGACTTACGCGACATCGATATTGATTTGGCCTGATTTTCGGGGTGGGGTTTCGTGTCTCTATCAACTGCGTTCCTGGACGAAATCCGCAATCGCACGACGCTGTCGGCGCTGATCGGCACCAGCGTCAAGCTGGACAAGAAGGGCAAGGAGCATAAGGGCTGCTGCCCGTTCCATAGCGAGAAGACGCCCAGCTTCACCGTCAATGACGACAAGGGCTTCTACCATTGCTTCGGCTGTGGAGCCCATGGCGACGCGATCCGATGGCTGACCGACCAGCGCGGGATGGACTTCATCGATGCGGTGAAGGAACTTGCGGAGGCGGCCGGGCTGGATATGCCGGCGCGATCGGCGGAAGACGTCCAGCGGTCGGCCGCGATCGAGAATGTCCATGACATATTGCAGCGCGCGGCCGGCTGGTATGCGGGCGAGCTGCGCGCGACGCCGGCAGCACAGAAGATCCTGGCGAACCGCGGCGTATCTGTCGCGTCGATCGAGAAGTTTGGGCTGGGCATCGCGCCCTCGCAACGGTCGGTGGCGTCCTGTGGCGTGCCGGCGCCGATGCTGGCCGATGCCGGCCTGCTGGTCGACACGCCCGACGGCTTTCGCGATCGCTTCCGCGCGCGGATCATCATCCCGGTGCATGACCAGCGCGGCCGCGCCGTCGGGTTCGGCGCGCGGGCGACGACGGATCGGCAGGCAGCGAAATATCTGAACAGCCCGGCGGCCGAGCATTTCGACAAGGGGCGCCTGCTGTTCAACCTGCACCGCGCGGCGCCGGCGGCGCGCGCGAGCCGGCGCCTGGTTCTGGTCGAGGGCTATTTCGACGTCATCGCCCTGGACGCGATCGGCATCGAGGAAGCGGTGGCGCCTATGGGCACCGCGCTGACACCCGAGCAGCTGATGCGCGCGTGGCGCCTGGTGCATGAACCGATCCTGTTGATGGATGGTGATGCGGCCGGGCGGAAGGCGGCGCTGAGGGCGTGCGAAATGGCGTTGCCCGGCGTCGGGCCTGGCGGATCGCTGGCGATCGCCATGTTGCCCGAGGGACTCGACCCGGACGATCTGGCCCGGCGCACGCCTGAAGAGGATGGCGGCCGCGCCGGCGTCGAAGCCGTGCTGGCCAATGCGCAGCCGCTGGTCGATTTCTATTGGGAGGCTGTGCTGGCCACGCCCTGGGCGGTGACGCCGGAAGGCAAGGCGACCCTGTGGAAGCGTCTGGCGGCGGCGGCGGCCTCGATCGGCGATGCCGAGACGCGGGCCCAGTATCTGAGCGACTGGCGCGCCCGCTTCGACGCCAAGTTCCCCCCGCCGCCCCCGGGGCTGGTCGAGGAGGACATGCTTCCAATTGGAAGGGTGGAGGCATCGCTATCCGATCAGGGGCCGGGGGTGCAGGCGCTGCTGAAGCGCGTGACGGGCGCCTGGCTGGAACGGCAGCTTGATGCGCGGGTCGACACGCCCAAGGATCTCGGCCGCCTAGTCTACAGCATAGGCGGCCGCGTGTCTGCCGGCCTGATCGAGGAAGATGACGCGCGGGCGGTGATCGAGCAGCTGCGCGGCGATTGCGCCGATGCCAAGGCCGAGGACGTCGACAAGTCGTTCGCTGCCGGCATGGAGCGTGTCTATGACATCAGCGGCATGTTGCTCGACATGCGCCTTGCGACGTTCCAGCGCACCGACATGGGCAATGCCGAGCGCTGGTTTCAGCGCTATGGCCGCGACTATCTCTATACGACGGCCAAGGGCTGGCTGGGTTGGGACGGGCGCCGCTATCGGGTGCTGAATCAGGAAAAGGACGTGACGCCGGCGGAGGTCATGGCGTCGGTGTTCGAAATGGTTCGCGCGATCCAGCGCGAGGCGGCGTTCGTGCGGGATACCGGCGTCGACCATCCGGGCATGGTGGTCGACGCCGACAGCCCGATCCGCGATCGCGCGCATTGGCGCCTTCATCAGGAGACCGGCTGTCATGAGGACGGCATGGACAGCGTCACCGATTACAAGGGCGGCAAGGCGGTCCAGCTGTCGGACCTGATCGGCCGGTGGGGCAGGGCGTCGGAGGCTTCGGGCCGGATCGGCTGCATCGCCAACCTGGCCAAGCGCTGGTGTACGGTCGAACTGTCGCAATTCGACACCAATCCGATGGTGCTGAACTGCCTCAACGGCACGCTGCATTTCAACCGGGGCTGGGACGGCGAGCGCGGCAGCGTGGAGCTGCGGCCGCACAACCGGGCCGACATGCTGACCAAGCTGACCGCGTGCGACTATGATCCCGATGCCGAGCGGGGCGAGTGGGACAAGTTCGTCCTGTGGGCGCAGCCCAAGGGCGAACGCCGGCGCTACCTGAAGCAATGGATGGGCTATAATCTGACCGGCGATATCGGCGAGCAGATCTTCCATATCTGGTGGGGCCCGACGGCCGCGAACGGCAAATCGACCTTCGGCAATGCCTGTCGCGACGCGATCGGCGACTATGGCGATATCATCAACGTCGAAACCTTCCTGGACGAAGGCGGCAAGAAGCGCGGCGACGCGGCCACGCCCGATCTGGTGCGACTGCCCGGCGTGCGTTTCCTGACGTCGGGCGAGGTGCCGGTGGGCGCCAAGGTCAACGAGGCGCTGATCAATACAGTCACCGGCGGCGACGGCATGAATGTGCGCGACAATTTCCGCAGTTTCTTCCGCTTCTTCCCGATCTTCAAATGGACGCTGTGGTGTAACGAGATGCCGGCGATCCCGCGCGGGACGGAAGGGATCTGGCGCCGCGTGAAGGTGGTGCTGTGGGAATCGCACCTTGAGCCGGATCAGCGCGATCGATCGCTGCCCGACAAGCTCAGGAAGGAGCATGCCGGCATCCTGGCCTGGATGGTCGAGGGTCTGCTCGACTGGATGGACAATGGCTTTATCGAGCCGGAGGACGTCACGGCGGCATCGGCCGACTATAAGGACGACAGTGACCCGCTGGCGGCGTTCCTGCGCCTGTGTACCGAGCCTGATCCCAAGGCGCGATCGCAGTCATCCCATCTGCATGAGCTGTTCCGCGCCTGGGCGAAGGCCACGGGCGGCCCGGACTGGCAGCAACGAGGCTTCACCAGTGCGATGAAGGGGAAGGGCTTTTCCACCAAGCAATCCAACGGGATGCAGTGGGAGGGGCTGCGCATGACCAAACAGGTCAGCGACTTCCTCGATACGCACGGCAACATCGTCACCTTCAGCGATGGTCCTGGCCCCACGCCCGACCCGGATGGCTCTCCGCCTGCCGACGACGACATCGTGCCGGGGTGGGATTGAAGAAAGTTACTTCCAGAATGGAAGGGTGGTGGAAGCTTCATCGGAAGGGAAAGCGGCGGATTTCTGCGCCTTTGGAAGGAATGGAAGCAATTTGAAATCGGCATCACAGGCGCGGGCGTGCGCGCGCAGGCATGTGTGAAGCTAGAATATTCAAAATACTTCCATTCCTTCCATTCCTTCCAAAATACAGAATTAAGTTAGGTAAATCAGTGGCTTGTCAGGTGGAAGGATTGGGGATGGTGGTTCCAGCTTTGGAAGGATCGATATTTTGGGATTTCCAGGCGGTGGAAGCTCGTCTGGTGGAGGCGATGCAGTTCCAGTGGCGCACCGAGGGTGGGACGTGGGGGTTCGCCAGCGATGGGCCGTGGCACCTGATCGTGCGGGACTGGTGGGACTGGGCCGCGCATGAGGACAAGCCGGTGCCGCGCATCCCGCTGTCGCGCGAGCAGCTGAAGCGGATGGAAGAGGCGTCGGCCTGGCTGGCCTATGCGCCCGAGCGTGATCGCAAGCTGGTGGTGCTGGCTGTCACGGCGCTGGCAGCGGGGCGCAAGGTTGTGCCGTGGCGAGCGCTGCTGAAGCCGATGCAGATGACGCGCGGCGCTGATGGGCTGCGCATGCGCTATGGCCGTGCCGTCACCTGCATCTGCAACACGCTGAATGCCGCAGAAACGCGCGCATAGACACGGCGCAAGGGGTAGAATGTCGCGTGATGCAAATAATGTTTGTTCGTCTTTTGCCTCGGATCGGCTAGTTCATAGATACGCTGGTGGCGGGCCTTTGTGCGAAGCCAGCGCGGTACGTTTCCCTCTCCACCTACAGTGCCCCGTCTGGCTCTTGCCCGGCGGGGCACTGTCGTTTCGGGCCGGCGCGGGTCGGCCGGGCAGGGCAGGGGGCACCCCCTTTGGGTCCTTCCCAGGGGTGGCCGCCTATTGCGGTGGGGCGAGGAGCGACGGTCGACGGTTCATGCTGCCATCGTCATTATGAACTTTGTGAACTGAACCGGGTGATCTCATGCCGACCATGCCCAGACGCTTGCGGCCGGCGGGATCACGATCGCCGGGGCAGGCGCGCCGCGAGCAGGATGAGCGCCGAGGGTCTGCATCTGAGCGCGGCTATACTGGCCGATGGGCCAAGGCGTCGGCCTCCTTTCGGAGGCGCTGCCCGCTCTGTGAATATTGCGCCCTCGACGGGCGGGTCGAGCCGGCGACGCTGACCGATCATCTGTATCCCCATCGCGTGTTCGCCGATGTGTTCTGGCGCAGCGAGTGGTGGGTAGCGAGCTGCACCCCATGCCATTCGGGCATGAAGCAGGCGGTCGAGCGCGCCGGCAAGGCCGCGATCGACGCCCTCGCGCGACGCCTCGGGCGCCCCGTGATGGGGCGCGAGGGCGGCGCAGCCCCTGGGGGTGGGTAAAACTTCAGGGCTGAAGGCCTCCTGACCGGGGCCTCAAGCACCAAAAAAACGGCGCGAAATTGGCGCGAATAACTTTTTTTTAGCGCGCCGATTTGTGGCGCCAACATGAAGGAGGTGGGCCGGGCGACGGTCGGCCAGGGAGTGACGAATGGCGCGAGGACGAAAGCCCGATCCGGATCAGGAAGCCAAGGGCTATCCGAACCGCCGCAAGTCGGCCACGCGCAAGCGCGAGGAAGAGGCTGAGCGCGTCGCGCAGCTGCTGGTGTCATCGACTTCGGGCGATGTGCTTCAGCCGCCAGCGATGATCGATCAGGGGCCGCTCTATGCCGGCGCCGTAGCGGTCTGGCGGGAAATGGCGCCCCGCCTAGCGCGCACGCATCGACTTCCCGAACAGCACCGCATGATCTTCGCGATGTTCTGTGTCTATTATGCTGACTGGGTCACGCTGAACGACCAGCTGAAGCAGGAAGGTATGACGCAGCGGGTCAAGACCGTGGCCGGCGGTTTCATGATCCGCGACCATCCGGCGGTGCGCCGCCGTCAGGAATGCTTCGACAATGTGATGTCGCTGTCCAAACAGTTCGGCCTCACGCCGCATGACGAATATGATCTGTTCAAGAACCAGGCGGGTGCAGCAGCGATGAACCCGGGCCTGTTCGGCGGTGCGCTGGCCGTGCCGCAACAGCGCAGGGCTGAGGCCGACGACGAATTGCAGCCCGAAGCGGCGCCGACCGGCGCGCGGGTGGGAATGCTGGCCGATATGGACACGCCGCCGCCGGGCCAGCGGCCGAACTGACATGACGGGACAGGCGGCGCCGGCGCCGTCGCCCTGGTGGCGGGACGGCGACCCGCTTCCGCACTGGCTGGCACAGGTTGAGGGCGACCCGGCCTATGGCTGGGCGATCGGGGCCTGGAAGAAGGCGGCGGCCCAGCCCGGCGCGTGGTTTGATCATGTCAAGGCCGACAAGGTCGTCGAACTGTGGCCGACCATATTCCGCCTGACGGATGACCGGTTTGCCGGCGTCCCGTTCCGGCTGAATATCTGGCAGGAAATCATCGTCCGGCTGCTGTTCGGATGGAAGCATCCGATCCAGATCACCGACGCGATGACCGGTGCGGACATCGAAGTGCATGTGCGGATCTTTCAGATCCTGCGGCTCTGGATACCGCGCAAGAACGGGAAGTCGGAATTCCTGGCGGCGCTCGCCCTCATGTTCTGGGCGATCGAAGGGGTGCAAGGCGGGCAAGGGTTCGTCTTTGCCCGCGACGAGACGCAGGCGGAAATCCCCTTCGCCAAGATGAAGGCGATGGTGTCGCACAGCGAAGTGCTGTCGTCGGACATCCAGGCGCATACCAGCCATATGTGGCTGAAGCCGCTATCATCGTCATTCGTGCTGCTGACCGGCGCGGACCAGGGCAAGCATGGCAAATCGCCTAGCGTCACGCTGGGTGACGAAATGCACGAATGGAAAAGCCGCAAGATCGAGAATGATTTGCGGCAGGGACAGGGCGCGCGGCTGCAGCCGATCGCGCTCTTCGCATCGACAGCCGGCCTCAAGACGAACCTGACGGGCGTCGAGATCTGGGAGGAAAGCGAGCAAATTTTGGATGGGTCGATCGACGACCCGTCGACATTGGTAGTCATCTTCGCAGCCCCCGAGGAATCGGACTGGGAGGATGAAGCGGTCTGGCGCTCGGCAAACCCGTCGCTTGGCCTTTCGCCCACATTGCAGTTTCTGCGCAGCGAAGCCCGCCTGGCCAAGGGCAACCCGGTCAAGGAAGCGCATTTTCGCTGCTATCATCTCAACCAGTGGGTCGATGATCACACCCTCTGGCTGAACATGAAGAAGTGGGACGCCTGTCAGGACGGCCGCGAAGGCTGGATGACGATGGCCGAGCGGATGGCGGGCCGTCGCTGTTTCGGTGCCTGGGACTTGTCGTCGAAGCGCGACATCACCGCTTTGGTCTGGCTGTTCCCGCCGATCGAGGACGATCCGTGGTGGCACATGCTGAGCCGCTTCTGGATACCGGAGGCGTCGCTGGCGCTGCGGGTCAAGGAAAGCAAGGTGCCCTTCGACCGGTGGGTCGCCCAGGGCGCCTTGAATGTCACGCCCGGCGATGTGGTCGACCAGGACTATGTCATGCGGGAGATCAAGCAGGGGTTCAACGACTTCGACCCGGAGCTGCTGGGCTATGACCCATGGGGTAGTCTCAAGCTGGTGACCGACCTGCAAAAGGAAGGTGTGCCGGTGGAGCGGCTGATGGAGGTTCGTCAGGGCATCCATTCGATGGGCGAAGCGACTAAGGAATTCGAAGCGGACGTCTATAGCGGCCGCCTCGATCATGGGGGCCATCCCCTGCTGCGTTACATGGCGCGCAACACGATGGTTCGTTTCGACGAAAATCTGAACTACATGCCTGCGAAGAAGCGGTCGAAGGACAAGATCGACGGCATTGTTGCGGGCGTGATGGCCAAGGCGGTGGCGATTGCCCCCGAAGACCAAGTGCCAGAACCGGAGATCATCATCCTATGAGCTTGCGCGAAAGGGTCGGCCGCTGGCTGATCGGCGACGATGCCGGTCGGGCCGACCCGGTCGCACCCGTCAACAACATGGCGGACGTGCCGATATCCACGATACGGCGTGGTAGCGAAATGTTCGAAATCTTCACCGGCGTGCCGTCGGTCGCGGGCCTACCTGTCGTCACAGAGCGCAGTGCCCTGACGATTTCAGCAATCTGGTCCTGTGTCTCGCTGATCGCGGGTGCCATCTCGACTTTGCCGATGAACCTCTACAGCCGGGCGCCAGATGGCGAGCGGACGCTGCGCGAAAGCGATGACCTGTGGTGGACGCTCAATGAAGAGTTCTGCCCCCGGTGGGTGGCCTCGGCCGGCTGGGAATGGCTGGTGATGTCTCGCCTGTTCGAGGGGGACGCATTCGCGCGCATCCTGCGCAAGGGATCGGCCGTGTCCGGCCTCGTGCCGCTCCACCCACGGCGCGTGGAGCCGGTGCCATGGAAGGACGGTTCGCGGCTTGCCTACATCGTCTATCCTGAGCCCGAGCTGGCCGACCAGAAGATCGAGGTGCTGGACCAGGACGACATGTTGCATGTCCCTGGCCTCGGCTTCAACGGCACTCGGTCGCTGTCGCCGCTTCGTCATGCGCTGCAGAATGTGGGCGGCGTGGCGCTTGCCGCGCAGAATTACGCGGGCCAGTTCTTCGCGAACCAGGCGCGCCCCGATTATGCGCTGGTCTCTCCGGTCGAAGCCAAGTTCGACAAGGAGAAGATCGAGTATCTCCGCAGCCAGATCGAAGAGCAACACGCGCTGCGCAATGGCCAAGCAAGCAAGCCGATGCTGCTGACGGGCGGCATGGACATCAAGACGATCACCTTGCCGAACAAGGACGCTGAACTGGCGCTGACCCGCCAGCTGCAGATCGAGGAGATCGCGCGGATCTACAATGTGCCGCCGTTCATGATCGGCCATAATGAAAAGACGACCAGTTGGGGCAGCGGTGTTGCAGAGATGGGCACCGCGTTCGTGCGCTATGTTCTGCGCCGGCACCTCAACGCGTTCCAGAACGAGATCAACCGCAAATTCTTCCGCACGGCATCTCGCCTGGCTGAATTCGACACGTTCGAGCTGGAGCGCGCGGACCTCAAGACCCTGTTCGAAACCTTCCGGTCGGCCCTCGGGCGGGCCGGTGAAACGCCGATCCTCACCCGTGACGAGGTCCGGCGCCTGATCAACTATGGCCGCACGACGGGCGGCGACAGCTTCGAGGGCCCTGGCAATGCGCAACCGGCTGCTTAACCTTTACACCCGCAACGCCAAGGTCGGCGCCGGGATCCAGGCGGAAGGCAACAATATCTATCTGTACGACTTCATCGCCGGGTCGGAATCCGACGCGCAGTGGTGGGGTGGCATCAGCGCCGAAGGCTTCACCCGGCAGTTGCTGGGAATGACCGGCGATGTGTCTGTACGCATCGATTGCCCCGGCGGCGATGTGTTCGGCGGCCGGGCCATCGCGCAGGCCATTCGTGAGTATGACGGCAAGGTCACCTGCCATATCGATGGGCTGGCTGCGAGCGCGGCAAGCTACATTGCGATTAGCGGCGACCATGTTGTGGCCGCGCCCGGCGCGTTCATGATGATCCATCGCGCCTGGACCCTGATGATCGGCAACAGCGCCGACTTCCGCGCCGAAGCCGATCTGCTCGACAAGATCGATACCAGCATCGCGGCGAGCTACGCCGCCAAGGCCGGTGGCGACACCGACTGGATCGCGCTGATGGACAAGGAAAGCTGGTTTACCGGCGACGAAGCGTTGGCTCTGGGACTGATCGACGAGGTCCTGGCCGAACAGTCCAGCAAGCCGGGCAACCGGGGCCAGCGTGGCTGGAACCTGTCCGCGTTCGATCATCCCCCGGTCAACAAGATCGGCGGGGATCGCAGCGAACAGCCGGCAGAGGGCGATGAACAGGATCCGGTGGAGAACGATATTTCTGCCAGGGAGCGGCGTCTGCGCGTCGACCTGCTGACCAGAACCGCCTGAGCGCGCCGCGCGAGGGACAAAGCCGGGGCCGCATTTTGCGGCCCCTTTTTCATGATGGAGAAGCGAACATGAGTCTTCAGGCTCTCCGCGAGCAGCGCGCGGCAAAAGCAAAGGCGTTGCAGGAACTGGTGAAAAAGGGCGGCGAATGGACCGCCGACAACCAGGCGGCCTATGATGCCGGCATTGCCGAGATCGAGGCAATCGACGCCAATATCGAGCGTCACCAACGCATGAACCAACTGGCGGCAGAAGCGGCGCTGTCCAACGGCGTGATCGATGCAGCCGAGCGCATCGGCCGCGACCAGGACAGCGAAGCGAGCCGGCTGTTCGCCAAGTGGCTGCGCGGTGGCGACAATGCCCTTTCGGCCGAGGAGTGGCGCGCCCATCTGGCCGCAGTGCAGAACACCATGTCGACCACCACCGGCAGCGAAGGCGGCTATACGGTCCAGACCGATGTCGCCAAGTCGGTTCTCGATGCGCTGAAGGCCTATGGCGGAATGCGCGCGCCCGGCATGGCGACCGTCATCCAGACCGCCGGCGGTAATCCGATGTCGTTCCCGACCAGCGACGGCACGGCCGAGGAAGGCGAAATCGTCGATCAGAATGCATCGGCCTCCGACGCTGACGTCACCTTCGGCACCAAGGATCTGCCGGTCTATAAATATAGCTCGAAGGTGGTGACGGTGCCGATCGAGCTGCTGCAGGACAGCAGCGTCGATGTCGAAGCGTTCGTGCGTGGCCGTCTGGTCACTCGCCTCGGCCGCATCACCAACAAGCATTCGACGGTCGGCACCGGCACCAATCAGCCCAATGGCGTTATGGTCGCGGCTGGTACGGGCAAGACCGGCGCCACCGGCCAGACGGCAGCCGTCGTGTACGACGATCTGGTCGATTTGGAACACAGCGTCGATCCGGCCTATCGCGAAGGTGGCGAATGCCGTTTCATGATGCACGATGACTCGGTGAAGGTCGTCAAGAAGCTGAAGGACACCCAGAACCGTCCGATCTTCCTGCCGGGCTATGATCCGGCCAATAATGGCAAGCTCGACACGCTGCTGGGCTATCCGATCCAGATCAATCAGCAGGTCGCCACGATGGCGGCCAACGCCTATTCGATCGGCTTCGGCGACTTCAGCAAATATGTGATCCGCGACGTGATGGATATCGTCATGCAGCGTTTCACCGACAGCGCCTATGCCAAGAAGGGGCAGGTCGGTTTCCTTGCCTGGCTGCGGTCGGGCGGCAACTTCATGGACGTGGGCGGCGCGGTCAAGCGGTACCGCAACAGCGCGACCTGATCATGACGCGGGACCGGCGCGGATGTTGCCGGTCCCGCAACCCATGCCCCAAATCGGAGAAGCATCATGGCAAAACTCTCGCTGGCGGATCTCCAGACCGCCGTCACCGCCGCGCGCGAAGCGCTGGCCAAGGAACCTGAAAACGCGGCGCTGAAGGCGGAACTGGAAAAGGCCGTTGCCGCGCTGGCCAAGGAAGAAGAGGCACTGGCCAAGGCGAAGGACGCCGGTAAGATCGAGGTGCGCGTGCTGGTTGATCATGGCGGCCATGCTGCCGACAGCGTCACCAGCCTAACGGCTGACGAAGCAAAGGCCGCGGTTAAGGCGGGCTGGGCGGATGATGACAAGGCCGCCGTTGCCTTTGCCAAGAAGGAAGCGGCAGCGCAGGCCAAGGCCTGATCGCGAGCCGGTTGAGCAATGATCCTCGCCCTCTCCTCCACCTCTAGACCTCAAGGCTATGGTGACGCGCTCATCTCGCTGCAGGCCGCACAGCTTCATCTGCGCGTCGATCCCGGCACGGAAGAGGATGAGCTGATCGAGGCGCTGCGCGATGCGGCGGTGCAGGCGGTCGAGGATCATTGCCATATCCGCCTGCTGTTCCAGGACGGGTTGGTCGCATGCTTCCCCGGCTTCGGGAAGGGAATGCGCGTCGGCGTCGGGCCGGTATCGACCGTGCTGGTGACCAGGATCAGCTACATCGGGGCCGATGGCGTGGCCGTGGAACTGGCGGAAGGTGATTGGACTGTGGGCGTTGATGGGGTGCTATATCCAGCGGCTCGGAAAAACTGGCCTTGCGGTGGTCCCGTTACCGTCACTTTTGGGGCCGGCTATGCCGCTGGTGAATGCCCGGCACCCTTGATTGCGGCCGCCAAGATCGTGCTGGGCTATCTGTTCGACATGCGGTCATTGCCTGCGGAGGATCAGGGCGCGGCCCTTCCGGTAGCCGTGGACCTATTGTGCAGCCGCTATGTGCAGCCGGTGATCTGATGGCCCTCGGATCGCTGCGCGCTGGTCGTCGTGACAAACGGATTGCCATCGAGCGACGGGCCCCTGTTACTGATGGATATGGGGATGAGTCGGAAGGCTGGTCGCTATTCGTCAAAGCTTGGGCTTCAATCTACTATGGCAGTGGCAGCGAATTGCGCGAGGCTGCCCAGCGCTGCGGGGTACAGAGCGCGTCGTTCGATCTGCTGAGCAACAGCGACACGCGCGAGATCAGCATATTGAATCATCGGATCGTAGCCGATGGTGCGGTCTGGAACATCACGGCGCGTCAGGATCTGGGGCGCAACGCGGGGGTGCGGCTGACGGCCGTGCGCGCGGTGGGCTGATGGCGCGGCGCAGCGGTAGTTTCGAGGGCTTTGCCCAGGCTTCGCGCCAACTGACTGGTATGGGCAAGGCGGTTTCGCGCGGCGTGGGGCGCAAGTCGCTCCAGGTGCCGGCAGAGATGCTGGCGCGCGATGTTCGTTCGCGTGTGCCGGTGCTGTCCGGCGATACCTATGAAAGCGTCGATGTGAAGCCTGCCAAGCAGAAGGGTGGCGTGGCAGTGCAGGTCGTGGCGGAGGATGTTGCGTCGGTGCAGCTGGAGTTCGGCAATAGCGATCAGCAGGCGACGCCCTTCTTCACGCCTGCGATCGACGATGGCTTCGACCAGCGCAACCGGGCCTTTGCCGATGCGCTGATGATCGAGACTGACGACGCCGTCATTCGCCGCGCGGCGCGCGCGGCCAAGAGGTAGCCATGGATTTTCAGGAAGGGGTTCGCGCCCGCCTGATCGCCAGCACGTCGGTGCAGGAGATCGCTTCGGCGCGCGTGTCGTGGATGGCGCGGGCCAAGGGCACGCCGCTGCCGGCGATCACTTTGCAGGTCATCAGCGATCCGCGCCCAGCGCATCTAAAAGGACTGGAGGGCGCGCGCTCGACGCGGGTGCGGTGCGACTGTTGGGCCGAGAGCTATGGCGCCGCGCTGGCGCTGGCGCGGGCCACCATCGCCACCCTGACGCCGCCGGCAGCGATCGGCGTCAAGCGCTTCGGCAATGCGCAGGTGGCGGGGCAGCAGGATCTGTCCGAAGATCTAGGCAACGGATCATTCATCCACCGGCAGGCGGTGGACTTCATCATCAGGCATGTAGGAGACTGACATGGCGGAAACGCAGGAAGCCAGCGTTGGCTATAATGGGGAGGCGTGGCTCGGTAACCCGACCACCCTCTATGAACTCAATCAGGTCAAGAGCTTCCCGATCCCCGGTAAAGGCCAGCGCGACCAGGTTGAAACCACGCATCTGAAATCGCCGAACTGGCGCCGCGAATATGTCAGCACTTTCCATGCAGACAGCGACTTCGACGTCGTGCTGAACAGTCGCCCGCTTTCCACCACTGACACGCTGCTCGATTCCGCTGCCGGCGATGATGTAGTGCGACCCATGAAGCTGGTCATTCCGGAGAATGGTGTGCCGGTCGCTCAAGTCGAACTGACCGTGAAGTGCATCAACTATGAGCGCGGCGAGGTAACGATCGACGGGGTCATGGAGGCCACCGCGACCTTCCGTGTCGTCACGATCAGCGCGATCGCGGCCTATGTGGCGCCGGGCGGCTAATGGCGAACCTGCAAAAAGGTGAGGCCAGCTTCACCGCCGCCAATGGCCAGACCTATGTTCTGGTCCTGGACTTCAACGCCTTCGCTGAAGCGGAGGATGCGGCCGACATGGATATCGACGCGCTGCTGAAGGCGGTTGCGCCGGTCATCGATGAAACGACCGGTCTGGTCACCCGCATGCCACGCGTCAAGCATCTGGGCGCGCTGTTGCAGGGGGCGCTTGCTGCCAATCATCCCGGCCTCAACAAGCGCGAGGTCCGCAACCTGCTACATGAAGAAGGCTGTGGTGAGGCGCTGGGGAAGGCCTTGTCCGGTGCGATGCCGAAGCCCAAGCTCGTGAGTGCGGAGGGAAAGGCCCATCCCGACCCTGGGAATGGGACGAAGCGCAAGCGGACTGGTCGGCCCAAGGGCTAGATCCGGCGCTGTTCTGGAACCAGACCTTTCGATCCTATCATCTGGTGATGGAGGGACGTGCGACCGCCGAACGCGAGCGCACGATCATCCTAGCCCATCAGATCGAGGCGATGGCCCGCGAAGAGCGGCTTCGCCCGGTCGACCATTATCTCAATCGCGCCAAGCGCACCGACAGCGGTCAGGGAGGCGGGCTGTTGGCGATGCTGCAGCGCTTCAAAGACCGCCAAGACAGGAGGCAGGCCAATGGCGAAGGGTGAAGGCCGGGGCGTTGTTCTGGGCTATCTGCGCTATGTGCTGGGGCTCGACAATCTGGAGTTCCAGGAGGGGCTGGCAGATTCCGACAAGCGGCTGAAGGTCGCACAGAAATCCCTGCAGAAGACGGCCGACAAGATCAAGGGCGTCGGTGCTATCCTGTCGGTCGGCGTCACCGCGCCGATCGTGGGGGTCGGCGCGGCCTTCGCGGGAATGGCAAAGGAAATCGCCGGCGGCGTGCCCGAGCTCCAGAAGGCAGCGCAGTTGGCCAACACCAATTTCGTCGAGTTCCAGAAGTTGGCCTTCGCCGCCAAGTCGGTGAATATCGAAAGCGACAAGCTGTCGGATATCTACAAGGATGTGACCGATCGCGTTGGCGAGTTTCTGCAAACCGGCGGCGGCGAGATGAAGGACTTCTTCACTACCATCGGGCCGAAGGTCGGGGTGACCGCTGAGCAGTTTCGCAACCTGTCCGGCCCGCAGGCGCTGCAGCTCTATTATGACAGCCTGGCCAAGGCTGGCCTCAATCAGCAGCAGATGACCTTCTACATGGAGGCGATGGCCGACGAAGCCACCGGCCTGATCCCGCTGTTGGCGAACAATGGGGCGCTGATGAAAGAGTTGGGTGCCAATGCGGCGATCATCTCGCCCGAGGATGCCGAGCGGATGAAGCAATATGTCGCGGCCCAGCGTGACATGGACGCCGCCTTCCAGAACCTGACGATATCGCTGGTCAAGAGCGGCCTGCTGGAACAGCTGACCGCCATCATATCGAAGGTGACCGAATGGGCCGGTGAACTGGCCAAGACCAATCCCGAGATCCTGAAATGGGGTGTCGTGATCGGCGGCATCGCGGCGGCTGTCGGCCCGGTGGTACTGGGCATCGGCGGTCTGGTGTCGGGCTTCAGCGCCTTGCTGCCCGTGATCGGAACGATCGCGGCGTTCATGACGGCGACGCTGATCCCGAACCTTGGCATGCTGCTCACGGCGTTGGCGCCAATCCTGCTGCCGCTGGCAGCCGTCGCCGCGGCGGTCGGTGCGGTCTATCTCGCCTGGAAGAATTGGGATGCTATCACCGGATTCGTTCAGCGCCTGTATCAGTCGGTAAAAACGTGGATCATGGACCGCCTGGGCGCCGTGTTCGACTGGCTCGGCCCAAAGATCGAATGGGTGGCGAACAAGTTCAAGTGGCTCGACGACGTTGTGGTGCGCCACAGCTATATTCCGGACATGGTGGACAGCATCGGCCAACATATGCGTCGCCTGCAACAGGAGATGGTCGATCCTGCCACCAAGCTGACCCAGACCACGGCGGAGAAGTTCCGCGATATGGCTGCCCGTGTCGGTGGCATCATGGACGAACTCTACCCCAAGACGACGCAGCTGCGCGAGGAAATGGCCAAGCTGATCGCGCTGCAGAACGACAAAGGGCTGTCCGCCGAGGTTCGTCAGGCCGCGATCGAAAAGCAGATCGGGCGGGTGTTGAACGCGCAAGATGCCGCGCAGAACGAAGTGTCGCCGGGGCTGGGCAATATCGAGCCGGTGGCCGGGCTGCTCGAAGACGCCTATGCCGGCGTGGCGAAGGTAGGGCAGGACGCAGCTAAGCAGATCGCCGCCTCAAACGACAATGCCGGGCAATCCTTTGTCGACATGGCCAACAAGTCCCTGAACGCCCTTTCCAACCTGGAGAATGCGATCAAAGGGGGTGGCTTTCTCGACATTCTGTCCAGCGCCTTCAACGCATTCGGCCAGATTGCGCAGAGCGGCATCTTGGGCAAAGGCCTTGCCAGTTCGTTTGCCGGGTTTACCGCGATTTCCGGTTTCCGCGCCAATGGCGGCCCGGTGTCTGCCGGCAGCACCTATGTCGTGGGCGAGCGCGGGCCGGAAATGTTCACGCCGTCGCGGTCGGGATACATCAGTCCGAACGGCGCCAACGACAGCTCCCGCCCTTCCCGCGTCCAGATCGTCCCCTCCCCCTATTTCGACGTCGTGGTGGACGGACGCGCCGCCATGGTCGCCGATCCGATCAGCCGCCAGAATGCCACCGGCGCCGTCAACGCCAGCAACCGCCGCCGCGATCGTCGGGCTGCGCGTCGCATGGGCCGCTGACAATGGCCTTCGATCCCGTCGACCTGCGCGACATCAAGGTGCAGATCGCCGAACCGGGCATGCCGGATCCCGGCGTCCTGCAGCAGCCGGTGATGGGCGGCTTCACCAATCGCATCGGCCGTCTGGGCGGCGGCCATACAGCCAAGTTCACCCTGCCGCCTGAGCGGATGGAGCCCGACGGCCGAAAGCTGGTCGCGCTGGCGCAGATGGCCAAGGAATATGGCGCGCTGTTCGAATATCCGCAGGTGGATTTCGTGGTCGGCACTCCTGGCAACGGCATCTCGATCAGCGGCGCCCATGCCGGCGGTCGCTTCGTAGCGATCACCGGCGCGACACCTCGCTACGTTATCCGCCAGGGTCAGGCGTTCAATGTCGAGCGCGTCGGTCACCCCTATCTGTATTTCGCGGCCGCCCAGACGATCCTGGATGACAATGGAGCAGGCATCGTCCCGATCACACGCCCGCTGCGGCGCAAGCTGTTCGGCGGCGAAGCGGTGGAGATCCGCCGCCCGGTCATTGCCGGGTGGATCGTGGGCGATAATTTCTCTTGGCCGATCGACATGCAGCGGACCGTAGGTTTGGTGTTTGACGTGTTGGAGCGGGCCTGATGACCATCCTATCCCCCGCGCTCGACGCCGCGTTCGCCGGCGCGCGCGTCACGATGTTCGGCGCGCTGCGGATGCAGTTGCCCGAGGGCCTTGACGTGCGCCTGCTCGACGGGTCTGCAGAGATCGAGATCGACGGGCAGGATTATTATGGCCATGTCGACGGTTTCGGGTCGTGGGAATCGATCGACGAGATCGAGGATGGCTTCGGTGACGAGGCGCCCGGCACGTCGATCACCATCCTGGCCGAAAGCGATGAAGCCGCGGCACTGATGTCCGACCCCGATAATCAGGGGTCTGTCGTCACGGTCATGGTCGGCGCGCGCGATGATGCGACCGGCCTGTCGATCGGCGATCCCTATGTCCCGCTGCGCGGCATCGTGGATGTGCCCGTCCACTCGTTCGGCCTGCGCAAATGCTCGGTCGATTTCGATATCGTGAGCGAGATGGATTACCTGATGCTCAATGATGAGGACCGGGTGATGTCGAGCAACTTTCACCGCCGCGTCTGGCCTGATGAAGCGGGCATGGACCATGTCACCGGCGTTGCCGAGAACGGATATTGGGGCACGAACCCGCCCACCGGCGGGGTGGAGAAGGTGACCGGCTGGAAGGCCGTGCGCCAGGCAATCGACACCAACCGACAGGCCAGCTTTTAAACCATGGACTTAGCCAAGCGGCGCAACGCCACCCTGCAGACCGTCAACCGGTTCGCGGGGCAACCCCTTGTGATCGGCACGCATGACTGCGGCAAGATGGTGATCAGCCATTTGCGCGCCATGGGCCACCGCCCGCGCATCGGCGAAGGCGGGACGTGGAAGAGCGCGACCGGCCTGATGCGCTTCCTGCGCCGTCATGGCGGCAGCGGCGCGGCCTGCCTCGACGCCTGGCTGCCGGGTCGCCGCATCACGCCCGCGATGCGGATCATCGGCGATATCGTCGAGATTCCGGGCGAGCCGCCCTTCGGATGCTTCGGCATCTGCATCAACAATGGCCGTGTGCTGTGCTGGCTGGAAGATCTGGACGGCGCCGCCATCGTGCAGCCCGTGCAGCTGCTCGCGGCCTGGAGAAGCTGACCCCATGTCCAAGGCTCTGAAGGTCGCGGCCATTGCCGTCGCCATTGCTGCTGCCATCCCGACCGGGGGCGGCTCGACCCTGCTGGCTGGCGCGCTGGGCGTATCGGCCGCGACCGCGTCGGCCTTCGCCACGGCGGTCGCGCTGGAAGCCAGCATCGTCGGCGCCATGACGGCGAAGAAGCCGAGCGTCGGTGGGGTGCAGACGACCTGGACGGCCGACCCGGATTCTCCGATCCCGATCCTGTTCGGCCGCACGCTCGCCAGCGGTGACATTCGCTACCGCAAGCAGCACGGCCGCGACAACGCCTACGACACGATCGTCAGCGTCCTGTCGGGTTGCGGGCCAGTGCATGCCATCACCCAGACCTATATGGAGAAGGAGCCGATCAGCTTCTCGGGCGGCATCTTTGGCGCCTATGCGATCGGCGGCGCGAACCGCATCTGGCAGGATGTCCAATATGGCGCCTGCCCCGAGGCGATGGCGTTGTCCAACGGGGTCGGCACGCCGCCGGGCTGGGGCAGCGGTTCGAAGCTGTCGGGCTATGCCGCCGTGATGAACAGCCTGCTGTTCGACGGCAAGGGCGACGAGACGCTGACCAGCACGCCCCAGCTCAATTGGCTGGGCGAATGGGTGCTTTGCTACGACCCGCGCCAGGACAGCACATTTCCGGGGGGTGACGGCCCCTGCCGGGCCGATGACCAGACGACATGGGTCTATAGCGAGAATGGCTGGATACAGGCGCTGACCTTCGCCCTGGGCTGGCATCAGGGGCCCAACAATATCCGCGTCGGCGGCGCGGGCCTCAGCATCGACGCGATCGACGTCGCGACCTTTGTCGAGAATGCCAATATCGCCGACGCCAATGGCTGGAAGTCGGGCGGCCGGGTCACCACGGCGGATGACAAATGGGAGGTGATGAAGGCGCTGTGCCAGGCGGGCGGCGGCGAGCCGATCCGCCACGGCGCGATCCTGTCGGGCTATATCAACGCTCCGCGCGTGCCGATCGCAACGATTTATGAAGATGACCTGATCGGCGAGGGCTCCAGCTCCACCTGCCAGACGATGCGGGACCGGCCCAACGGGATCACGCCCAAATATACCAGCGAAGATCATTTCTGGGAGCAGGTGCCGGCGGGGACGGTGCAGATTGCTGCCTATCTGGCCAAGGACGGGCGCGAGCGGACCAAGGCCGTCACCTATCCCATGGTCCAGTGCAAGGCGGGCGAGACGCCGGACCAGGCGGCGCAGCTGGCCGCCTATGACATCGCCAATGCGCGCGAGGCCAGCCCGATCGTCCTGCCGCTCAAGCTGCGCTGGATCGGATTCCTCCCCGGCGACTGCCTGCACATCGACGAAGGCGCCAAGTCCTTCGGCTGGATCGCGGGCAAGGATGTGATCATCATCAAGCGCGCGCTCGATCCCACCACCGCGACTGTCACCCTGACGCTGCGCACCGAGGATCCTGACAAGCATCCGTTGGCGCTGTCACAGGTCGGCGTGCCGGCACCGGTCACCGACAGCACATCGACGCCGACGATGGACACGCCAGACGCCGGCAGCTGGGCTGCAAGCGCCGGGACGGGCGAGGTACCCTCGATCGTGATTGCGGGCGCATGCGAATCTCCCAGCGCCACCTCGATCGACTTTGCCTATCGCCCCAATGGCGCGACCACATGGGCGGACCAGTTCTCCGCCGGATCGGACAGCACCGGCAAGGAATTTACCGGCCTCGCATCGGGCGCCAGTTATCAGGTGGGCGTGCGCTACCGCTCGGCCTTCGGGCTTAGTGACTGGCTGATCCTTGGGCCGGTCACGGTCGGGACGCTGACCGCCGCGTCGGCGGCGACGGCCGACACGGCAACCAATGCAGGCAATGCCGCGCTGCTGGGCGGCACATACGCCGCTGCCGATATCACCACGATCCTCAACCGGCTCGACGCCGCCGATATCCCCTGAACCGGAGCTACCATGTCCAATCCGACCGAACCGGCGGTGCTGCACCTGCGCGCCAAGCGCTGGGTGCCGTACGATGACAAGATCATCATTCGTGGCGTCGACCTGACCGGCGCGGCGCTGAAGGCGCAGGTGCGGCTCTATCCCGACGCGCCCGGCGATCCGCTGATCAGCCTCGAGCAGACGGTACCGCTCGCCCAGGGCCTGTCGGTGTCGGTCGCGGACGACGAGGGCGTGCCGGTCAGCACGATCCGGATGCTGATCAACGAGACGACGATCGAGCAGCTGCTGCCCTTCGCCACCAACGGCACGGAGCCCGGCGCCGAGGTCAAGCTGTCCTGGGATATGCTGATCACCGTCGTGGGCATGCGCAAGGCCCGCTGGTTCGCAGGTAATTTCATCATCGTGCCGGGGAGCACCCAGATATGACCGCTTCCTTCGAGCTGGTGACGAAGCAGAATGTCGTCCAGCTGCAGAGCGTCGACCTGCTCGCGCGCTATGTCGGCACCGCGACCGCCGAGATCGACGGCAAGGTCGCCGGCGTGGCGGCCGATGCACAGGCCGCACAGGACGCCGCCGCCGATGCCGCCGCCAGCAAGGTCGAAGCGCTCGACGGCGCGGCCACCTCGCAGGCCGGCGCGCTGGTCGCGTCTGACCAGGCGTTGGGCTGGCGCTATGGCAGTTTGGCGGCCGGCGCCGCTGATCCCGATCTGGAAACCGGCGACGCCTTCGACGTGTGGGCGACCGATGGCAGCGGGCGCTGGTTTTCCGGGGTCAAGACCGGGCCGTCGAGCGCGGAGGAAATCCCCTTCTCCGACCGCGCCACGCTCAAGGTGCTGGCCGTCTCGCTCTTCACCGATCTGGCCGGGCGGTGGATCCCGCTGGGCATGGACGCGGTGCAGACCAGCGGCCATTCGGTCAAGGGCATTGGCGCTGCCCGCTATGTCTATGACGCGGCCGTCGACGCCGCCTATGTCGAAGATCATCCGCGATCGTCGGTGATGACCGCCAACGGCCGCGGCTTTCGGATCGCAGAGGATCTGATCGATGCCAAGATGCTGGGCGCGCGATCGGGCCAGGACAGCGCGGCCGCCATCGATGAGACGATGCAACTGGCCTATGAGATGGGCCATAGCCTTTGCACCCTCTATGGCGAGGGATCGGAACCCTATCTGATCGAGGGACCGGGTAAGACCGACCCGACCGATCCCGGCAGTACCTTCCAGCGTGGCGTCATGTCGCTGCGCCCCGACGTGCAGATCGCGATCTGGGGGGCGACGCTGCAGATCAAGGCGGCGGACCATGACAAGAACGGCCCGACCATGTTCGGCCACCATAGGTGGCTCTGGCCGGATCTGGGAAATGCCGGCGTGCTGGGCGACTTCTCGCTCGACGGCAACATGTATGACCCCGTGCGCAATCCCGGCGGCATCCCGTTCGATGACGGCCGCGATGGCGCCGGCGTGTTCGATGAGGGCGCCGTCTACCAGTTCCAGCATGGCATCAGCGTCTACAGGTCCAGCGGTACGATCACGATCGGCCGGGCGAAATGCATCAACATGCGCGGCAACGGCCTGGAAATCGGCATGGCCAACAGCGCGGACAACTGGATCGCGGCCTGCCAGATCGAGCGGCTGGACCCGGCGGATATCTTCCGCGAGGCGCTGGGCATCTATAATTGCCGCGCGCTCACGATCGACGAGCTGATCTGGCGCGGCGGCAACGGCCTGTGGGTGGCGCTGCTCAATATCGAGCGCCATTCGAACGACGACCAGGTCATGAATATTCATGTTGGGCGGCTGATCGGCGACTTCACGACCGGCTTGTCGCCGACCGAGCGCACGCCGGATATTACCAATCCAGCGGAGCGTGAGGCCGCGCGCCGCATGACGCGCCGGATCCTGAGCATCTCCGACTTCTATGATCTGTTCGTAGACAATGCGTTCGACGGCAAGGGCATCAATGTCACGATCGGCGAACTGATCGGTGTGCAGGCCTGCCTCACCAACTATAATTTTGCCAATGTCCGGATCGGCCGTTGCACGCTGTCTCGGCCCCATGACGAAGATATGACCGGCCATAAGCTGGTCCCGGAAAATGGGGGATCGGTGGATGCGATCCGGTGTCACGGCGTCACCTATGACAGCGAAGGTTCGGCCATTTTCCCGAGCGGCCTTTACGGCTTCAGCTTCGATGCTCCGCCCCGCATCACCGGCCATTACGCTCATGCCATCTGGATCAGCAACTATGCGGAGATCCTGATCCCGGATGGCACGATCATCGAGGGAACGAAGCAGAGCGCCGTGCGCCTGGACGATAGCTCGGGCTGGTGCGGCCATGTCCGCGCCACCAATTGCGGCCTGACCACCGCGCGCGCCTTTGCGGTGGAGGTCTGGGGCGCGAAGGGGCCGCTGTTCGTGCGCGATCCCGTGGCGATCGACACCCGCGCCGGCGCGAGCCGCACGATGCAGGGCGCGGTCCAGCTCAACGGCGCCAGCGTCAACCATGTTGACGTGTCCGGCGCGCGCAACCTCAATACGTTCGGGACGGTGCCTGTCGTCAATGTTGGCGATGCCGCCGTCGCGGTGGGCAATATGGACATGGCTGCGCCGGTCCATGGCTTCAGCACGCCGGTGGCATTCGCGACGGTCGACAGCGGTTTCGAGGTCAATGGCAACCTGCGCGTGGGCGACATGAACGGTGGTGCAGATACATTCATCGAAGCGCGGGCACCCGCTGGCTTCAAGGCCAATCTGAACATGAGCATTGGGGAGGTGCTTGAGTATCAGCTTCAGCTGACCCCCGATGGTCAAATGCAGGGCCTCCAATTCTCCGACAGCTTTGTCCGTGTTGATTTCGCAATCCCTGACGGTGGCGGCATCAATTTCCCCTCGATCACTTACGACAAGCCGCTGCGCATCAGCGGGTTCGCCCTTTGGCCCACCGCCGCCGGCACCTGGCGCACCAAGGCTGCACCCGATCCCACCACCGATACCGATGGCGTCGCTGTCGGCGACCAGACTGGAGCCTAATCGATGCCTGATATTACTGACGTATCGCGGAAGATGCGCAAGGACATCGCCGCCTCGGTGGTGGCGAGCATCGAGTCCGGCGATGTTGATATCTCCGTATCAGCAGACGATGTGACCGACGGCGAAACTAATGTCAGCATGACGGTAGATGAGCGGTTGCGTCTTGAAGATATCGAGGTTTCGACATTCGAGACGCTCGACATCTCGTCAGTAATGTACATCACCGATGAAGGTGGCCGCGTGCTGTTCACCCTGCCCGATCCTGCCGTCACGGCCAATAACAGTGCGATTGCTGACTTGCAGGCGAACGCGACAAGGTCTGAAGTCTTCGAAACGCTGGATGACGATGCAGGCCTGTGGCTGCTCGACGAAGAGGATAGGGTCGTCGGTCAGGTTGCTGACTATGTGACTGTGCAGGCACATACAGCAGCGATCGCCGGCTTGCTGGCATCGAGCACGGGACTTGGCGTGTTCGAGACCCTCGATACCGCGATATCCCTTATGGTGACGGATGCGGGCGACCGTATCATCCAGGCGGTCTACACGTCCGATCCCGCACTCGCTTCGGCGGTCGCGTCCAACACGTCAGCGGTTGCCGCCCTGACCTCGCGCGTCGCGGCCGTGGTGACGCCAGAGGGCGCGCGCCGAAATAATCCACTCAACCGGGATAAGCTGCGGTGGACCCACATGAAGCTGGCAAAGCTCGACCCTGTGTTGGGCGAAGCGGCTCAGTTGATCATATGTGCCGGCGGCGACAGCTACACACACAACGTCAACCGCTGGATCGGGCCTTTCACTGCCAAGCTGGCCGCAAAATACGGCGATGCTGGCGGCGGATGGTGCGGCTTCGGCTTCCTTCCCTCCGGCAACGTCGCGCCGTGGGCGTTGGGCAATCAGCCCAGCTACATTCAGGGGAACGCTCGTCCGAACACTTATCCGACACGCCATATCGGATCGGCGGTGGGCACCTACTACAGTACCGCCTCGCCCGATCTTGCTCGGGCAACGCTTGGGGTAGGAGACGCGGTCTATCAGGCGATCCCGGCTCTGCCCGTCCACAATGGGTGCGACCTCTTCTTCGAAGGGAGTGCTGACGGGGTCGTTGACTTTGCCTGGGGCACCTACAACGGGTCGGGCAGCGTCGCCGACCCGGCCAGCTATACCTTCGGTGCCGCCGCCAGCCTCAATGTCCAGGGCACTGTCAACGCCTTGCAGATCGCCGACATCAAAGCCGGCATCCCTGCCGGCGCGGGGATGTTGCGGATTACATGCACGGCCGGCGTGCCCAAGCTGTACGGCGTGAACCTCAAAAGCGCGGCATCCGGCGTGCGCGTCAACAAGCTGGCGGCCACCGGTTCAACCATTGCGCAGTGGGCAAATGCGCCGGCCACTCATTTCGAGACAGGGATAGCCGCCCTCGCTCCCGATCTGATCATCTACATGGACGGGACGAACTCGCAGGGTGCGGGCATTTCCCGATCCTCTTGGGGGGCACACCTGGCCGTTTTGATGGCGCGTATCCGCGCAGCGCGTCCGAGCATCGATATCCTGAGCGCTACGCCCGCTGAGAATCAGCGGACTGCCAATCCGATAGCCATGACCGAATATGCGCTGGAGAACCTGTACCGCGCATCGGTCGGCAAGTGGTGCGCGGTCGATATGCAGCCTCTCTTCGGAGATGCCGCCAACCCCGGCGAGTATGGCAGCACGGGTTCCATGCCGCTCTATGCATCTGACCTCATCCATCCAGACCCTGCGACCGGGGGCCGCCTGCTTCTGGTCGGCATGCTCGATCCCATCGTGCCTTATCGTGGCGCGTGACATTCTAAAGGAGTAAGAAAAATGGCGGCTATTGGCGTTCCTAGCCTCAAGGCAACCGGCATCCCTGAGGATGTCACCCGGCCCAAGCGGTGGCGTGATGCGGTGCTCAAGGACGTGCCCAATGATGGGGTGCGTTTCCTCTTCGACACAGCATTTCCGTGGTGCTACCCCGGCGGCGATCCAGTCGGTCGCCCTGCCGCAGGCAATCCGGCCGATGGTGCAATCATCTATGACATGACCGAGCATGCCAACGGAGTGTTCGACCAGCGCGTATCCTCTGGAGGCGCGCTTGCGTCCTATGCGGGCGGGGGTTTTGACCTCACTGGCTCGACAAACCCCCTGGCTGGAGGCAGCGGAACTACGATCAGCACCAAGGGGGTCCTAATTCCAGCTTCGGTCCTCGCTGATATCCACGGCGCTTTCAGCGGTGCTTCGCAGCAATACCTGATCGCGATGTATGTGAAACTCGCAACCAAAGCCAATATGAACAACGCCGAGGCGGGTATTGTCACCATCGCCTCGGACGACGCCTACAACGCTGCTCCTTCTCTGATGAACCTCTGCTTCCAACTCGGGGACGCGAACGTCGGCAAGATACAGGCACGGCGTCAGACAGGAGCGGGCACGGTGGAAAGCACCATGATTGTCCAGGCGCATGACGATGATTTCGCCACCGTCTGCCAGCTGGCTGTATGGCGTAATGCTGCCGGTCAGGGGCTGCTTTTGCGAAGCCTGACCAGCGGACAGCCGGCCAAAACGGCCACGGCGGCGGTGGGCGCTAACAACACGCAGGACTTCTCAGCCAAGAAGTTCGGCATGGGTCGCACCGGTGCTTTTAGCACCAACAACAATAACCTGTTCAACGGCTTCCGCCTGTATCGGGGTTTTGTCGAGAACCTCGCCCGGTCGGGCCGCGACCCGCTCACCTTGCTGAATGCTGACTATGAGCGGGTGAAGGCCCGAGGCGCAATCGCCTGACCCAATGATCCCGGCGCCCGGGTTGCAACAGCGAGGGTCGGGCGCCGGGATCGCTGGCAACCGCTGAGCAGCCAGCACCCCGCGCGTCGTCACGCGTGGGCTGAGCGCTCGATACCACACAGACCAGGGACGCCAAGCCCAGACCGCCACCATCCACCCGGAGGGAGCAAATATGCACACACAACAGGGAGCAGTGGCGATGACGCCAGGAGTTGAGGCATTTGTCGCCAAATATGTCTGGATCTGGGTTGGCCTCACATTCGGGTTCGCGGCGAAATATGCGATGTTGATCAAGCGCGGGATCACGCCAAGCCCCCGGCTGATCATCGCTGATGTGATGATCCTGCCTATGGTCGCGCTGATCGCCTATTCGCTGGTCCGGCAGGCGGGCCTTGAGGCGGAAGCGGCCGCCCTGTCGACGGCGTTCGTCACCGTCTGTGCCGATCGCGTGATCAAGCTCTATACCGAACGGTTCCTGCGCCAGGTGGAAGCCGTGACATTGCGCGACGTGGCCCGAGACGTGATCGAGAGCAGCGGCGAGCTGCGCCAGGCGGTGCAGAAGGTGGATAGCGCCAAAGCCGTCGCCGCGCGTCCGGCACCTCCCACCGACCAATAACCCCCTTTCATCATTGGAGAAGAAAATGGACCAGGCTGCATTGCAGCGCCGGCTGTCTTCGCTCGGCTATTATTCGGGCGCCATTGACGGTCAGATCGGCCCCAAGAGCAAGAGCGCCATCCTCGCTTGCCTGACCGACGGACCCGACCATCCTATCACCGCGAGCGACATTGCTCAGGCGGCGGCGGACCTGGCCGTGGAGCCGGCCAAGGTCTGGGCCGTATATGATGTGGAGTCGACCGGCTCGGCGTTCATCGCGGGCCGGCCGACGATCCTGTTTGAGCCGCACCGGTTCAGCAAGGCGACCGGCCACCGGTTCGATAAGAGCCACCCTCGGCTGTCGTCTCGCGCCTGGAACCGTGCGCTCTATCCAGCCGGGCAGGCGGCGCGCTGGCAGCAGATGCTGGATGCCATCGCCCTCGATGTCGATGTCGATGCGGGCTTTGCATCGGCCAGCTATGGCGGCTTCCAGATCCTCGCGGAGAATTACGCCATCTGTGGCGCGCCCGACCCATGGTCCTTCGCCTGGCGCCAGGCACAGACCGAGGGTGACCAGTTGGAGGCGTTCATCCGCTTTGTCGTCGGCCGTGGGCTGAAAGGTGCGCTCCAACGCGGCGACTGGGCCGCCTTTGCCAAGGGTTACAATGGCACCGCCTATCGCGAGAACAAGTACGACACGCGGCTGGCGGCGGCTTATGCGAAGCGGAGGGATGCCTGATGGGCGCGCTCTCTCCGATCCTGCGCGGGGCGGAGGATGGCGGTCTGCTGTTCTTCTGCCCCGGCTGCCGTGCAGTCCATGGCATCAAGGTGGGTGCAGGCGCTGGTCCGCGCTGGGGCTATAACGGAAACCCTGATGCGCCGACGTTCACCCCGTCGGTGCTGGTGACGACGGGCCGGACGGTCGATCCGAACTTCAAGGAAGAGCCGGGCGACCCGCCCGCAATTTGCCATTCATTCGTGACGGATGGGAAAATCCAGTTCCTGCCCGATAGCACGCATGCGCTCGCAGGTCAGACCGTCGACCTGCCGCTGTTCAGTTGGGGAGATGATTGATGGGTTTGGGTAAGATCACGCGCGGGCTCGGCAAGGTCGGACTTGCGTTCGAGGCGCTGGGCTATGTCTGGGCGGCTGGTGGTGCGCTGGTGAAAGCCGTCAAGGGCGCATCTAAGGAACCAATAGATAGCATCAGAGATACCGACGAGAGCGCTAGCACACGACGTAGCAATGATCGGCAAGAATTCTAA